GCAGACAAGTCATCTAAGTCTTCTGATTGAAATATCATTTGTTTTTGTTCATAATTATGATCTTGCGATTCTTTATTTATATCTAGTATTACAGCTTTTAATGCTTTAGTTGTTTCAGCTGTTGTAGTTGTAGTATTACTACCGAAATCAAATTCAGCAGTATTTTTAGTTATTACAACATCTATTGCTAAATCTTGTACTAAAACAAAAGCTTTTGTAACATATTTGTTTACTAGTGCTTCATAACCCATCAGTTGGCTCTCCACCAGAGATTTGCGCCACTATTTGTTAACATTGGGTTAATTTGTTTTTTGACAACACTAGGAACACTAGGTGATTTAATATCAATTAGTTTTATAGTACCAATATGAAGACTTCTAACAGTATCTGATGTACTTAAGACATCATCATTGCTCATTAAATGCAACGCTAATTCATATGTAGCTACTTTTATTCTTTGTGGAACTTCCGATGTGAAAGTAATAGTAGTTCCAAATTTAGGATCAAAATAACTACCTATTCTTGGAAAAGCTAAATCTTGAGTTTCACTTACGGCCACTCCGGTCCAAGTCATATTATCTAAATTAGCTGTTGCAGTAACTAATGCTTGTTCTTTTACAGCTTCTGAAGCAGAAGTCCACGCAGTAGCGTCTAATCTATCTTCAAAATAAAAATCAGCTTCTACAGTATTGACATAAGAATTTACATTCTTTTGAAGTGCCATAAGATTTTCTACTTACGAATGGAAAATAGGCAATATACCTAAGCTTAATGCAGAAGTACTCTTACGAACCCAAGTGCCTGTAGCATCGGCAATGGTAGTGACACCAGTCAATGCAACAGGAGTACCATCTTCAACAGCATACTTATATTCAGCATCTGAAGCAAACTTGTTCTGAGAACCAGCCCAGTTATAACCAGCAGGATGCATAACATAACCCCAACGATACCAGATCTGTGTAGTACCACCACCTAAGTAAGCGGCAGCTGCACGATCAATCTCAAGAGGCTCAGGAACAGCCAGAGGTGACATCGCCAAAGCACCAGGCAAGACTAAGAAAGAAGTCTTAGTACCTACAATATCAACACCTGCACCAGTATTAATTTTAGTTAATTCAGCAGTACTCATACCTTGTGCAGCACGAGTTTGAATTAAACGGAATTTACCCTGGAAAATAGTATTGAAATCAATGCTACCATCACGAACACGATCTGCATCCACTAAGTTAGCAGCACGAAGTGAAGCCATTATTTCAGGTGAGGTAACAAGATATGCATACTCTGGCTCATAATCTTTATATGCTTTACCAAATGCATCCAAAAAGCCTTGTGCACGAGCGGCACCTTGAATGGCAGCAGTTGCATCAATAATAGGTTTAGCTGCACCTAAGTCTACATAAAAACCATATTTATCGTCATTAGGGTCATTATCAAACGTTTGACCACCAAGACCAGTTTCACCGGAACCAGTAGCAGCACCATTCAGTGCTTCTGAAATTGCAACACCCTTAAGAATAGAAAGGATAGCATTATGCTCATCTTGGCTACGAGTTTCACCAAAGTCTCTTGCAATTTTAGCAAGGCCATCGACCTGAGTAACAACTTGCTGCATGTTAACGCGCTCAGCACCATGCGTACGAACACTCTTAATGTATGCAAGGTATTCAGTCGTATAGCTAGAAGTAGTACCATCAGTACTCGTCTCTAACGATGCAACATTAATGGTCGGGTTAATTGGCTTGTTCCAGCGCATTTGACCTGCATAAGTCTCAGTGCTGGGATCAATTCGAGCATCACCACCTACAATACCAGTTCCCGAAAGCTTTTTGGCATTTGTATAGGCTTCATCTGTGTAAGCGCTAAGAGCTTCTTGTAAAACATAAGAAGTTGCACCTGCGACATCTGTACGTACAGTCATTTAAAATTCCTCAATAAGTTATCGACCAGGAAGTTTACCTTCCGCAGCCATTTTAAGTACTTCATCTTGTGATTTATCAAATAGTGATCCTGATGTAGTACTAGATTTGTTTGTATTTATGGCATCGATACCGCCACCAGTAGATACTTTTTGCTTAAAGAGAAACGCATTATCTTCAGAATCAGCAAAAGATTTCACAAAGTTTTCGATAGGTGTACCGTCTTTATGAATCCAAGTACCATTTTCTGTTTTAATAAGTTGTTCGACAATTTCTTTAAAAGCCATATCATTGGCTCTCTCATTTCTGAAATCAAGGCCAGCTAAAGCATTACGAACAGTAATATCACGAGTTAACTTGATATTATTTTCTTCTAATACTTTTATTCGAGCCTTTTCTTCTGCTAATTGCAGCTCATAGGCTTCCTTATGCTTACCTTCCTCTTGTAACCGTGCTAATTCTTGTTCTTTTTCTCTAGCTTCTTTTTCAGCTAGTTGTTTCAAGGCTTCGTCTCTAGCATTATAAGCACTGTCTAGGTTGCTTTTTAATGGCTTTAAAGCTTCTGCAACACGTTCAGCAACAAGAGTTTCGATATCAACTTCTTGCGGTTTCTCTTCATTATTTACATTAATTTTACTTGCATCAACTGGAGGATTACCCTCTTGATTGTCAAGATTTTCTTCAGCCATTTTAATCTCCGAGTACAACTCTAGAATGAGGCACAGCCTCGTTTATCCAACACCATACCAGCCAAAATCATTTTGATAACTTTCTTCAAAAGATTTTAGGATATCTTCTTTATTAAGTATATCTGAATCTTTGATATACCTTCCACCAATTTTAGAACGCCCAACCACAGGTATGAGGCCTAATTCTTTGGCTTCTTCTAAGTAAAACATATAAATATCATGTGGCAATCCTCTTGCTTTCATTTCATCAAGAGTAGCTTTAATGACATTTTTATTTAAAGACTCTGCATATATTTCTTTTAAAGCTTTTCTGGCTTTAATCATATCTGCAGCATTTGTAAAAAATGCATCATGTATTGTAGATGTATCAATTTTATTTTTCTGACCCCATAAGTGAAAACGTTTCACTATAGTGGCATCGTTTGAATGGTTGCCATTAACTGCGAAAGCCGTTCTGGCCTTAGTGGCATCTGCAATATCATTAATTTTTCCAGACTTATTAATAATTTGTTCCCACCAAGTAGCATCTGTTTTCTGAGGTACTTGTAAAATATTTGTTACCCATTCGCCATTTTTATCTTTATAGAAAAGTTTTTCCTCAAACTTTTGTGTAAAATTTTGTTCAATAACTTTTCCATCAAAATTAACCCAAGGAATATTTGTCCAAGATTTGGGTAATTTATTTGCATAAAACAATTCAATTTCACTTAATGTTTTTAATTGAGCTAATTCAATTTTGGCATATTTAGCGCCTGTTCTTCTTGTTTTGGAAGAAGGGACGCCATAAATCATATGATATAACGTAGAATCTTTATTCCAAAAAGAAAATCTTTTTAATACTTTTTCAGATAATGATTCATTAGCTTTAAGACCAAGAATTTCACTTACTCTTACTGGCAGCTTATATCCTTTATCTTCTTGCCCAAAAAGTTTTATCTTAGCAATAGATTTCCAATCAAAATTACTTTTAGAAGGTTTAGCGTTTTCCAAATAAGCCTGAGCAAGTCTTCCAAAATATCTTGTAAAATCTTTAAGAATAGGAACCTGTTCAGCAAGATGCTCTGACATTATTCTAGCAATTTGCTTGAAATCATCTGGAGTAACTACTTTCGTATAAGAGTGTGACAATTGCTCGATAAATTCTCGTGTTCTTGGATCTAGGAAAAACAATTGATCCATTATGTCTTGACCTGGATTCAAACCTTTATTAAACACATCTCTTACATTATTTCTTAATGCTCTTAACTCTAAAGCACCTTCTGGATCAAATCTTTCAATCCTAGCTATTCTAGCTGAAATTTCACTTAAAACAGTATCTCTATCTGCAGCTTTAACTACCAATACATCAGAGTCTTTATCTAAGATTTTAGCTAATTTACCTTCTACATTAAAGATTCCAGTCCTTTCACCAGCTCCATAAAATGTTACCATATTTTGAGCTTTGGAAGCTTTACGTAGATCCTTTTCCGTTATTCCTAACTTTTGGTTTAAAATTCTAAACCTAGGATCATTAAAAGTAGCTGCTGCTATTTCATCATAAAGTCTTTTCTTTTGTGTAGTTGGAATTACATTACTTAACTCAGCTAATTGTTTATTACGTGTGGTTAAAGCAATAATTTGAGCACCAGATGAGCTAGCATCTTGCTCTAAAGCTAATGCTGTTTTATATGTAGATAGCTTAGACAAACTAGCTTTAGTATAATCGCCAATTAAATGCTTATCAATTTTAGCTGTTTCAAGTGCAAATCTAAAAAACTTTCCTAACTCTTCACCATCTATTCTAGCTACCAAAGGATTTTCTAACACAGCTCTAATGTCTGCAGGTTTAGCTCTCATAATATGATTGCCAATTTTAATCAGCTCAGGTCGCCATTTGGCTGCTATTTTTTGTCTACCAGAGAAACTTAATGAATTATAACGTCCCTCGAAATAATCATCTAGACCACCAAGGAAAGCTCCTATTTGGTCTTCATAGTTCCTAAAGCCTTCTACACCTAATATTTTAGATTTATCTGTATTTAAAAAAGGTCGAAAAGTTTCACCAGACTGAGGACCAATGAACCCGCGATCATAAATCCTACCACGGTGATCAACAAAAGGTAAATTAGCAAAAGACTTGTCAGTTTTTCTAAACCAATCCATTGCCTTAAAGCGTTCATATGTATCTCCACGGCTTGAAATATAATGCCTATATTCATTCAAGTCGTGAAAATATTTAGCACGCCCCCGATCATCCTCGAAATAAATAAGCTTATTAATAAAGTCATAAAAATCTTCATCTATTTTATATTTAGCTTTTCCTGCCCAAGTAAGAGCATTAACTAAATTTTTATCCACTAGCTCTTCTGGAAAATCACTAAAAGATGAAGTAGAAGTAATGGGAATACGAGTATCAGTATAACCACGTATACCATCATCTATCCAATAAGTTTTAGAACCAACTCTAAATACTAATTCATTTTTATTATCAATAACGCCAGTACGTATTCCAACATCTATCTTTCGATTTAACTTGGAATATTCTTGAATACGAGGATCTACAATCCTAATATTCATAGACAAAGTATCATAGTAAGGACCAAAATATTGGCCACTCATACGACTTTTTAACCTTCTTTTTTGTACACCAAAAGTTTCAAGTTCATAAAATTTCTTAGCATTATTTGATTCTAGTATTTTCTTACCAGCTTCAAACCACTTTCTTCTAGTGCCATTTATGTTTGCAAGGTTATATAAATCTCTACCCAAGCCAACAGCAAACTGATCAAAGTCAGGAGTATCAGAAAGGGCAAGTCTATGAGCAAACTTAAGATAAAACTGCTTCTTTTCATAACTATTAAGTCTTACGTTAACAATAGCTGGTAAATTTAAATCAAGAAAATCTTCAAGCTCTCTTGCAATTTTTGGAGCTATTTTATCTTCCCAATTATTTCTTTTTCTTATATTATCAATGAAAGTATCATGTAACTCTTGTAATTGAGTATTACCTAGAACAGGATCAATATAGTTAGATTGCTTCAACCTAGCTAATATATCACGATCTTTGCGTAATTGCGTTTCAATACTATCTGAAACATTCATTACATCAAACTTCATTTGTGCTTGAGTAACAGCTTTAAAATTAACCCATACTTCTGGATTACGTCTATATCTAGAAAAGATAGTACGTAAATTATCAGTAATGGCTGCTCTTTCATTAACACCCATTTTATCTTCTAAATTATTTACGAATTTTAAAATAAATTCTTTATCTTTAGTCAAAAGATCTTTACTTTCTTCTACTAACCTTATATTGTTATTAAATACACCAATATTAGGTTGATATAAACGTGAATCTTCGTATCTATTTGTTATTGGATTAAATACGATTTGATCTTCTCTAGGAGGGTTGGTCAATACCCTTCTTTTAGTGTTACGTTTGCTTCCAATGAGTACGCCACGGTAGTTAGTTAGCGAT